AATAACAGGTGAGTCTTTCAAAGACCAAAACTTTGGAAGAGACCAAATACTTGAAGTCAAAAAAGAATTTTATAACAATGCATTTAATTATGCAACAAGAGCATTAGTTAACTTTAGTGGCACAGATTTTACAGCTATGTCACAATCAATTGTTGATGGTAAAATTACCAATCCAATATTCAATTTAAGACTTTATGAAGCTGAGGGTAATAGTGAAATTTTAGCAGGAACTAGTAATGTTTATACTTTAAACTTTCATGCAATATCTCAATCTTGGGAAGAAGGAACTGGTAAGTTTGGTGATAATCCTAAAAATACAAATGGTTGTAGTTGGGAAAATCGTAATAGCATTGCTAACGGAACTACTCAAGCTTGGGATACATCTGGTGTTAAAGTATTAAGTGTAAGTTCATCCATACAAGCTTTTAATAATCAATCACCTGATGTTGATGCTACTATAACTTCTATGGTAAATATGTGGTTACAAGGACAATATTCAAATTATGGAATACGAATACAAAATGGTGGTGAGGATAATGATACTATGTTTGGACATTTAAAATTCTTTTCAAGAAACACACATACGATTTATTCACCTAAACTTGAAGTAAAATGGGATGACCATTTACCTTGTACTGGTTCAAATACAGGCTCATTGAATCAATTAGTAGTTAGTGGATTGGAAGATAACTTTTTATATATAAAAGGATTAAGAGAAGAATATAGAGAGGGTGAACGAGTTAAGTTTAGAGTTGGTGCTAGAAAAAGATATATTCAAAAATCTTTTACTACATCGGTTCAAACCGTCACTGGTTCTTTTGTACCTGAAGGTAGTGGTTCATATGCAATAAAAGATTTAGCTACTGATGAGTTCATTGTTCCATTTAGTGATTATACAAAACTTAGTTGTGATAGTAAATCAAATTATTTTATTCAATGGTTAGATGGTTTTTATCCTGATAGGGTTTATAAAATACAATTAAAGTTAAAAACAAATGATGGACAAGAACAAGTGTTTGATGATGATTTTGAATTTGTAGTGAAAAGGAAATAGATATGGCAAATACAGTAGTTACAATTGAAAACTTATTAGATAAAATAGCAGAAACTCTACTTTTAAATCCTGATGTAAAGACCACAATTGAAAATATATCCGAAGGTGTAGATTTTGTACAATATAATCAACAAACAGTTAAGAACGGAATTATAAAAATTGGAAGAGAAAATTCAGATAAGTTACTTTTATATCAAACAGATGCAGAAGCTAATAAACAAGATTTATCAACAGACTATGAAGGTTTAACTTTTACTAACATAGTTGAAAATTACAATGCAGCTGAAAGATTTCTTGAATCTATTGATGTGACAATTATAACATCAGGTGCACAGATTCAATCCTACTTAGTTAATACGCAAGATGGTACTCTTGATTATAGTATAACTGAATTAATTGGATTCGGTGGACAAAATACAAGTACAAATTATAATCCCATCAATATAGGTCAATTCTTAACAATTGATAATGTATCAACATCAGTAAATAAATCTCAAGCTAATGAATTTTTAGATACAAATATTTATGAATTACTTCCTGGTGCTGGATTAAGACAAGAAAGAATAGATAACGCTATAGCAGAATTAATAAATTTATTACCACCTTCTTTAACCTTAGATGATTTTATAGATCAAAATGGTAGAGTGGAAAGAGTTCAAGATTCAAATTCTGATCAAAATGGTGAATGGGTAGGTTCTCAACAATATTATTTAGACAATACCACATCTGCTGCTCAAAACAATGAAGTAGGAGCTGGTGATGAGGAAGATGGTTTTATTACAAGATTAGCAAAAAATGAATCTACAGAAAATTCTTTAAAATCCATTGAGGAGTTAAGAGATACTTTAAGTAATTATCTTGTAGATATTGATGAAGAACTTACAGAACCAGAAGATAATAGATTGGAATATAGAAATCAATCAGAAGGATATTTAAAATTTAGAAATTTAAATCAAGGTATTATAATTAGAAATACAAATCAAGATTTTATCAATGGGTTAAATCCAGAAACACCTGATTATTTAGATACAGGTTTTACCATTACAATGTGGGTAAGATTTTTAGACAAAACATCAGAGGGAACTTTATTTAATTTTGGAAATCCAACAAGAGCAGAAAATCCATTTGGATTCAAATTAGAAACTTTTGTAGTTGGTCCTGATGAAAATGAAAATCTTAAAACAGAATATGGTCTAGAATATAACAATTTAATTGGTTCAACTGATTTGTTTACAGATGGTGATTCTGAAAGATTTGTTAGACTCGTAGTTAATGATGATGGAACATTATATAATTCACATACTGCTATGAATGGTATACCAAAACAAACATCATTACCTAATGATGATGAATTATCAATATTTACTAATATTAAAGTTCCTCAAGATTTTAATGAATGGTATTTCATTTGTGCAACTTATAATTCTGATATAAAAGAAAACGAAAGTTTTGACTACACTCAATTTCAAGAAAATCATCTTTTTTGGATGAATCATATAAATCCAGATAATGGTGAAAATGTAACACTTTCTGACTTTGGTAATAGATGTAAAATAGAAATCATATCACGAAGTGACTTATTACGAGCTCGTGGTTATAAGGTATAACTAAAATGGCTGATTTTTCTGTAGAAAAACAAGGAGATTTTGGAGTTCCAAATGTTAATATTGAACAAACTCTCAATAATAAATTTGATCCATATAGTGGAATTGATTTAAGGGATGATGTTATACAAGACAATGTCTGTCTTAGATTAGAAGCAATGAGACCTCCAGAGGGAACTAAGAATCAAAATGGTGATGAATATAATTTTATAGCACCACACTTAGATGGTGTCTTTCGACCACTTGATGAAAACTACACTAATTTAATTCAAAATGGTACATTTGAAACAAATCAAGGTTATCAAGTACAAACAGCACCATTTTGGGTAAATGGAACTCAAAATAATTCAATACTCCGTTTTTCTGAAAATGGAGCTGTTTTTGAAGCTTCACAACATCAATTCTCTACTAATATTTCTACTGATTTTAGTACAGGTAATTCTCTGAATGTTTCGGATGGGTATTTGTTTCAAGATTTAGAAAATAAATTACAAAAAAATAAAACATACAAAGTTAAATTTGATATAAAATATCTTGCAAGTTCGATACCTCAAGATTATTATGGTGCACCAGAGGGTGAAGATCGAATATATTTTAAGTTAGGAGGAGACCGTGAAGATTCTACCAATATTGTTTATCTGCCTGATAATATTAGTCAGTTTGAGACATTTACAGTAGAAAGAACAATTCAAGTTGGTAATTTAAAATTAATTGAAAATAATCAATCTTATAATAGTAAAATTGGATTAATGTTTTATGCTGGTGAGAATGATGAAACGGGTATATTCGAACCCTGTTTCGCAGGTTCTATATCCAATGTATCAGTAAGTCTTACAGATGATGATGATGGTGATGACGATACTAATGTAACTGAAGATGAATTTACTTGTGATTCAATTATTAACACTTTTGACTTAACAAATATATTTGAAGTAAGAGCTGTGTGTGCTGATAATTCCACAGTATTGATGGGAAATTCAGGTTTGGATGAAGATATTGAGGGTGAGGATTGGTTTTTTAAAAGTGGAATAGATGCATGTTTGTACAATATGAAAGAAAATTCAAGTTTTTATTTTGATTCAGATAATGATAAAAGACAAGCTCTTGGTTTATTTAATCCAGTTGATATTAATGTATCTAATGATAATTTTACAGACAATATACCAAAATTATTATTTCAACAACTTGTAAAAGAAAATTTTATAAACAATGGTTCAGGAAGGTTAGTTAAGATAAATGAGTATGAAACAGACTCATTATCAACTGATTCATACAAACCAGCTGGTGATTGGACTTATTTGGGGCTTGATGGTGTGGGTATAAATCTAACAGACGAAAATGATCCAAGTGAGAGTAGAATTGAACAATATGTACAAGCAGGTTTTGACTTCTCACCAGATCCAAATGATTCATATGGTTATGCTGGATGGGCCCCATATATATTTCCATTTGAAGTTACTCAAAACCTTGATTGGAATGCACAACATGATACAATTTATGGTGAAGATGCAACAAAACCAATAAAAATTCCATTCGATTGGGCCCAATGGATTAAAAGTGATGAATGTTATTCATATGGTAAATGTTTAAATTTTTCCACTGTAGGACATAATTATGATAGTGAAACTTTAAATGATGCAACAAATGGATTATTAGGAGTAGTGGATGGTAATGAATACAGAACATTAAATCAAGCTCAAAGAATTTATAATCAATATACTGTGACATCAGGTGAAGAAACATTGAATCCATATAGTTCATTGGAAATTAGTTTTTGGATGAAAACAATTGAGGCCAAAAATGATAACCTTGAAAATACTTATGTTGAAAGTGGTATTCAAAGACAATTAGATTTAAACAGACCTTATAAAACTCAATTTAACCTTAACCCTATTGAAGATGATGGTGAAGGTGTTGATGTTGATGTTGTAACTGTTAATGTAAATCAAATACTTTTATCAAATTTAGGTGGTACTCCTGAGGGAACTGATACAGAACCTGTTGGCCAATATCCAAGCACAGGCTTCGCATTGGGATCAAGATATGGTATGCTTGGTTTTACAGACATTAAGTCAGCTGTAGATTATTTGGGTATAGATTATGGTAATTATGCTTTAACTAATATAAAACTAAAAAAACTTTATGCTACAGGTGATTTAGATGGCGTGCACCATAATTTCGATGGTTACCACAATCATGAATTTATAGAAAAAATTTCAATAGGAGGACAAACATCTGCAGGGGCTATGCATAACAATGATGGAAGTTATTTAAGAAGATTTGATGAAAACTTTATATCACCTACATATTATCCAAGTACTTTTTACAATAATTCAAATTTGGATTCAGAATTTTTATATAATAATACAGACTATAGTTATAATTCTAATAATGGTAATCCATCTGATTATGTTTTACTTAGTTTTCAAAATAATCCCCTAATGAATTATTTTGATGAAGGTTTAGCTGATTTAGGCGGCAGTGAAGAACCATTGGAAATTTGGAATGACCAATTAGGATTTGGTACTCATCCAAATGGAGATTCAGGTCATGAATTTCAAATACGAAATTCAAATGAAGATTTTAGGCCTACAACTAGTAATACAGATATATTGAGTTCAACTGGAATTGATTTAGGAGTTTATTATAACAATGCTGATGCATCTACAGTTGGTGAATTTACTTATAAGTTTGGTACTTATATGCAATTTCAGAATGGTGTAAGTGGGGACGAGGGCATTGGTAATTTATCAGGTGAGAAGCTTATTGTTTATGCAGATTTAGAATTAGAGTTTACAGAAATAGAACAAGAAGATGCACCACTTCCAGCTTTTGGAGCGTTTTTTACTGAGAAGAATTATTTATCTCAACAAGGATCTTATAATTCATTATCATCAAATGGTAATACATCCGTTCAATCCTTTGGTTCAATAAATAGATTTAAAAATTCTACTTTAAATAAATGGGAAAAATTTAAGTATACTTTTAATTTAACTAAGGATATGACTATAGATGATTATCCACAAAATGTTGAAAGTTTAAATTTCATAATACAAACAAGTGGTAAAGATGCATTAAATGGATTTAGAGGTAATGTTTTAATTGACAATATTGAGGTTAAAGAATCTTATAAATTTACTCCTGATGTTGATGTTAGAAAGAAAAAAGGACCAAATGATTATGGAGTGGGTGATTTAACAAAATATTATGATAAAGATTTACAACCTGATGAGTACAATGATACAACTGCTCCATTGGAAGTACAATTTTATTTTTATCCAAGATATTATCTAAATGAGGTATTTGAAGAAAAGCCAATAATATATAATGATTTTAGACAAGGTATGTTTTATCTCTATGATGTGGATTGGGGTGATGCATCTCCAAAAGAATTTACTTCTAAACCTGAACTACTTGGTGAAAATATTTCCGTGTATCATACATATCAAACGAGTGGTATTTTTGAAATTACGGGTACGATGATTAGAATGAAACCCAATAAAAACTATGAACCACTTGGTATTATTCATCACGAAAAATTTAAATTATTTATAAATGTAAATGAAGGATTGGATGAAGATTTTCTATATTTTGGTACAGAGGGTTCTTCATTTATACCTTATAAAAATACATTACCTGTAGTTGGTGGTTTTGGAGAAAATAGTCTTTATTATAAATCAATTAAAAGACAACTCGGTATATTGACAAATGAATCAAGTATTAGAACTCAATTTAAAAGTATAGGTGATGAGTTAAAAACTGAAATTGCATTAGATAAAATGGATTCATCATTTAGTAATGATTTTAATGTATTGAATGAATATAAAAAACAAAGATTTATTGAAATAGAATCAACAGACGAGATTCAACCTTTTGAAACTTTTTATGCAGATGAAAATTTAGTCGATTTCCCTTTTGATGGTGATGGTGACCAGCTTGTAAACGCACCATACTTTGCAACTTTACCATTCCCACAATATGTTGAAGAACTTGATATAGATGATAATGGATTTTATTCATACTTACCATCTACTGATGAAGACCCTTCCAATACTTGGGGAAGTAACTATTATAGACACGATATTGAACTAATGTTAACAGTATTAGCATATGGTATTTCTATTGGACAATCTGGCATAGAGGGTGAATCATCGTGGGGTTATGTTTATCCTGATTATGCTCGTAGTTGGAATAGTCTTTCAGATATACCTACCTTTAGTACCGAACCTATAATTGAAACAATTTACAATGGTGTAAAAACAAATTCAGAAGAACTTGGAAAAACAATTGGTGATGTTGATATAACAAATATTAGATATTTTGATAAACCAAAACAAATGTATGAAATGTTAGGATATGAAACTTTTATTGAACCTGAAATTCCAATACCAGAATATAATTCTGGTGTGATGCCAGTACCAACATTAGAAAATGGTTCAGATGTATGGGATTATGGTGATGATTTAATTTTACAATACCATTTACAAACGGTATATACAGCTATGGTTACGGGTGGTTATGGTAATAATGGTAAAGGTGAACCATTTTCAACAACCATATCAGGACTTTATGACCATCATACTGATTGTGATAGCTTTACAACTTGTAACGCCTTAATGGATGTTATGGATTTATCTCAATGGTATAGATTAAAATTTACTTATATGGGTACTGAAAATTATCCTGATGGTAATGAAGACCCTATAGGTGCTGTAAGTATTAACTTAAAGATGGGAGATGGTGATAGTTCTCCAGGCCGATACCATAGAATCCATGCTGATGATTGGGATAGACAAAGTGGTCCTGATGGTGCACCACCATCACCTTATTTTGGAACACAAATACAATACCAACCTCAATTAAATAGTTCTGGAGTAAAATTAGGAATTTTGAATAGTTCAGGTAATGAAGAAAGTGATTTCTTTGAAAAAGCTAATTGTGTCGCTGCAGATCATGACAATCCATATGATTATTCAAAGGAATGTACGGTTTGGGTTTTATTAATGCCTACTGATGATGGAGTTGCACCAACAAAACATACAATTACTTTTCATAATGGTCGTAGGAATAATAGTACGAAATGGAACAGAATAAGTTTAGACAGAGCAGATTTAATTCCTGCAGAAGAAATAGCACCATTAACAGAAGTTAGTAATCCATCTTCATTAAATTATTGGAAAAACATCATACCTAAAGATTATTCTATATTTAATAGAGGTGGTATAGCACAAGATAATGATGGAAATTATTTTTTAAATGATTTAACTAACGAACAAAATTGGTTAGATAATTATTATTATCCCGTATTACCAAAATATGGTACTGATGGTAAATTTTTAGATGATGAATATCCAAATGGAAACCAACCCTTTCCATTAAATGGTCCAATAACTGATGAGAATTATTATGATAGTAGTTTAAAAATATCAATAACAACAGATAATGCAGATGTAAATGTTTTAAATGATAAAAGTGGTAACAACAATTATGGATTTAATTTTTCTGATTATAAACCTCAATTTAATGAAGAAACTTTAAAACCACAAAAAGTTAAATCAATTGGCAACACACGAACAAGTAAATTCAAAGGGGCGTTTTAATGTCAAAAAAAAGATTAATAAAAAACAAACCAACTCAAGGTGATTTAGGATTATATACTTATAAAGATGATAATCCAAGTCAAGACTATTTAGACTCTGATGGTATTGCTATTCGTTATGATAAATTTTCAAAACAAGATTTATATTCAAATTCAATTGGTGACAATATAAATGAAGCAATTTGTGATTCAAAAATGCAAAATGCTATAAATCCTGACATCGATGCTTTAGGTTTTATAGGTGATAGTTTTATTCAAATCAATAGTATGAATATAAAAAACAGAGGTGTGAATAGTGATATTAATGATGTTTACTTTCGTATTTATATTTGTTCTGATAGATTTTGGAGTCCGTATGGTTCAAATGGAAGTATAAAATCTCACAACACTATGAAAAGTACAAGCAATGGTTTTAGAAGATATAAATCAGGAACAACTGAACAACCAGCTTTATTCTTTACACAAAATGGTCCTAATTATAATGAAAATGGTTCACCTGGAACTAGTTTGTTTACAGACATTAGGATTGCAGAACAATTTGATACAATGAATGTTTTAGGAGGTATTCCAGAAGCCAATGTTCAGAGTCCTGAGAATGCTGTTTTCATTCCAGAGTTTTCAAAAAAGTATGAACATTTCGATCCAAGATTAAGTTTATTAAAAAATGACTCAGACTATGAAGCTCCCATAATTATGGCAGGAGATTGGTCAACATTATTTCAAGAAGATCAGGAGAATCCAATTCATATAATAATGCATATGGATGGTGATATGGATACAACCTTTGATAAAAGTAGAAATGAAACAATATCCATATGGTCTTTCAATCCATCTGAATTATTTGAATTTGATAGTCAAGGAAATATTACTGGAGGAAAATTAACAACATTGGAATGGGATAATCACGATATTGAAAAGTATTCAACTAATCAAGATTATACAGCTGCATTTACAGGAGAAGCTCTTAGTATTACGATTAACACTTTAGGTGGTGTAGAATTAAATAGTGAAGGTTATAACCCACCAACTGAATACATAGAACAAAATCCATTAGTAACACCACCCATTGTAGGTTATACAGGATTGGATATTGATGAGTTTATAACTAAAATAAATCCAAGTAGTCAAATTTTAAAATCTTCTGAAACTTATGGAGAAGAAGTTGGAGATAATGAAATTAGATACACAGCAGAATTTGCAGATTATATTCCTATTCCATATGTTGAATTAATAAATGGAGATAAAGACTTTCAAATATATTATGAAAGTATAGATGATAGATTATTGGTATCAGCTCCAAATGAGGTTAATTTAAGTTTTGATGTATCAGTTCATCCTGAACCATATGGTAGTGATGAATTAACATTATTTCAAGATAGTAATAGTATTGAATTAATTAGTAAGTTTAATACTGATAGTTATGATTTTTATTCTGATGATGAAATAACACCAGTTCTAAATGTAAATCAATCAGACTATATGTTTTTTGTTGTTGATTGGGATGATAGAGATAATATTTATAAAACCATAGCTGATGTTTTATTAGACTGGCCAAGAACCAATAATGAACTTTTACAAAAAAGAAATCAAAATTTATATCATATTCAACATATTAGTAATACGGCTCAAACAGGATTTAGAAATCCATTAAAACATAATTATAATACACCTGGAATGAAACGAATTAAAACCATTATGATTTCTCATAATTCATTGATGAGTAATCAAGGTATATTTCAATCATTGGAAACAAATAGATGGAAATTAATAACTACAAAATTATTTGTAGATATACCATCAAATGAATTTCCAGACTTCGGTCAAGTGGGAGGTTCTGATTACACAACACTTCCGTGGCCTTATACAACTCCAATTATTGGTGGAGTTAGTGAAGATTCAAAATATATGAAATCAATCGATGATATATTAGGTGGTGGTAATATTGGTGATTTGGATATAATTGATGAAACATTTTTAGTTAATGCTAAAGAGAATACCGAACTTGGTAAAGCTATAGAAAAAATGGATTTAGAACAAATAAGATTTTTTAATGCAAGTTATGATATGAACACACTTTTAGATATACCTATAAGTGATTTATCTATAACTAATGTAACTCCTGATTATTTACAAACATTACCTTTTCCATTTTGGTATGAAGAATTTGATGTAAATGCTAATGGAGTAGTATTAGATGAATCTGATGTTAATATATGGGTAAATAATGGAAGACCAGATATAGCTGATTGGATTACAAGAAATATTGATGGAGATTCACTTGAGGAAAGTGAATTTAATTTACCACTAAATCAACCATATCCACCACTTCCATATCCTGTTGTGAATACAATAATGATGAGTACACAAGATGAGTTAATGTCACCTATGATACCCACATATCCTATTGTGAATACAATAATAACTAATGAAGAATCTAATCAAATTCAAGTAATTGGTAACAGTGGCGGTCCAGCTGGACCTGATTCAAGTATTTATAATCCTGATCCTGAACCATCAATAGGTGGTGGGTTTAATTGGAGTCCAGGAGGATCTGGATGGGAATGGACAAATGTAGGTGGAGATAGTGTTGATGTATATCAATGGATATATGTTGGATATTCAGATGATGATGATGATGACGTGTCACCACCACCATCAGTTTCTTATACATGTTATGATGAAAGCGCATTAAATTATAATTCAGGAGGTGATTATGCGTGTCAAAATAACAATTGTTGCATTTATCTAAATAACTTAGTAAATGATTGGATTGAATATTTTAATACAATTCCACAATATAATTGGAATAATTATTCAACTACAGTTAACGATGAGGGATTAAGTGGATTACAACAATTACAACAATTTTTTATAGATGATTTTGCAACTCCTGCATATGTAATTATAAATTGGGCTATAGATAAATTTTATGTTTCTACACCCGATGAAGAAGAAGTCATTGGGTCTGGTAATTTTTTAATAATTGATGATGGTTGTGATATTCCAACCGAAGAGAATGAGGGACATATTTTTGTACAAAGTAATGGTAGGGTTTTATATAATAATAGAACGAACTCACCCATACATGGTTTTCAATTTAGAGCTCCTGCTAGTTACAATTTACTTGGAGCAGCTGGAGGAGCTGCAGGTGATAAAAATTTTCAAATAACATATAATAATACTAATGAAGTTCTCGCTTTTACACTTGATGGAAATGCAATTTCAGAACAATGTGGGACACTATTAATTTTAGATTTAATGCCAGATTGGGAAGATGAAGCAGACAATCAGTCAAATTTATATAATATGGTTTTTTCTGATTTTAATTCTAATCCAATTCCTATGAATTATTTTTATTGGAATGTAGGTTGTACAGATGAATATGCAAACAATTATGATAATAATGCTAATTGGGAAGATAATAGTCAATGTACATATGATAATCTTGTGATAGTTTCAGATTTTTATAATTTTGAACAAATAGAAAGATATGCTTATCTAAATCCATATAATGCATTAAATGACGATGGAACTAATTATTGGGATGGTGAATCACTAATAACAACTTTTTCAGAGGAAAGTTCAGTCGGACAGATATTTATAGATGATAATTCAGATAATGTTCTGAAAGAAAATTGTAAGTTAGAATTAAATTTAGGAAGTATAAGTGATAGAGCAATTACAGATTCAGGTGGTAATTCCAATAAGGGTTTGTTAATTGGGGATTATAAAATTAAAAAAACACAAAAGAATGAACCGATGAGAAGAGACTCTTACATCAGAATACCACAAAAAGGTAAAGAAAATGGAGCGTTATAGTCATGCCTAATTTAGAATATGATTTTAATAATGATGATTATCAATTAATTACTGATGGTAATAATACTGCTCAATTAACATCTGATGATTATGTTAGAATTACTGTTTACGAAAATTTAAGAAACGAAATTTATCGATATATAGATTCAGATGGAGTTAGAAAAAAAGCAGTTTTTTATTCTGCTTATGGGAAAGATGTACTTATAATTAATACAGGTGCATTTTTTAATGAACCTAAATCATCAATAAAAACACTTGGTATGGGTTTAAATGATTTTCCAATATATACAACTGAAAACGAAGATGGAACTAAAAGTCATTATTTAAAACCAAATGAATTGTTTAATCAAAAACAATTTCCAGAAGGTAATTATAGTATTAAAGTTGACTTTTTAAAACAACTTAATCCACTAAATGTTACAACAGCATATCTTTCAACTTTACCATATCCTAATTATTTTGAAGAAGCTGATGTTAATTCAGATACTAATTTAAATAATCAAGACCAACAAATTTGGAGTCTACAAGGAAGACCTGATATATCATCTGCAGTAATTCAACATATGCAAGGAGGTGAACAATTTCCTAATTATGCTGGAGAAGGACAAGAACCAAAAACATCTGAATATTATTATAATCCAAATTTTGTTGGATATACTTATGATTTTATTATTAAAGAAATTTCAACTTCAAGAAAAGAAATTCGTTTAAAATTATTAAATGATAATCTTATAAAAGACAGTCAAGTTAGTAAAGATATTGAAAATATATTAACTTCTTTTGGTGAAACTTTTGATTTTAAACATGTATTGAATGTTGGTGATGGTAATCATATACCAATTACTAATTTTCATTTTGATGCAGTAAGTGATGGAAAAGATAATCAATCAGTAATTTTAAGATTATATAAACCACTTCCATTATCTATAAATAATTTAAAATTAGTTTCAATTGAAAGAGAAGTATTTGTAACTCAAACCACAGATATATATTACTTTTCGGAAATAGAATCAACCCAAAGAGGTTTAGGTTTAAATCCTGATCAAACAGAAAATTGGATAAATGCTGACGAGGGTAATTCTGATTTTCAAAATTATAATGAATTAACACAATCTTTAACAGATATTAGTTTAAAACAATTTACTTCAGGTAGTTCTCATTATTATCCAAATTTAAATACAAATTTTAATGAGTTTGAAAATCATACATTTTTTGGTTCTGCTAAAAGAAAATTAGAAAATTTTAAAAACAAAGTAGAAACAATACAATCTTATCATTCTCAAATAGAGGATTCATTAAGTACAGATACTACAATGACTGGAGATTCATTACAAGTAAAAAAATTAAGAAAAGATTTATTCAATAAAATAGACGAAGAAATAAATTCATTTACACCATATGAAAGATTTTTATATTTTGATGGTCAAAGTGAATCAACTGCAAGTGCTCCAGGTGTTGGTAGAAATTATGCTGATACAATAGCCACACAGACGAGTTATACTCAAGGTTCACTTATACATAACGATGGTATAACATTAGGACCAAGTGAAGGTTTTAGTGAAGTTTATAAACATTCATCAGAAAAACCATCAGGAAATAATTCACAAGATGTAGGTTTATTTAAAAGAAAATATTATGTTAGTGATAAACCATTTTTTAATTATGATAAATCAATTTATTTATCTTTTTTAATGAAAGCTGATAGTGGTAGTGCATTAACATTTACAAATTCACAAAAAGATTATGGTGTACATAGAGGTGAACAAGTTAACTTTCCAGAAAAGTCAAAATTTAAAGAAAACTTATTAAATCCACCAAGAACAAGTAGTGTGTATCAGAGATATATTTTTCATACATCACACTCTCATTTTATTCCAGCTGCATCGGTTAACAATGATTTACACAATATAGGTAATTTTACAGCTGCATCAACGGAATTTCACATATTAAGTCAATCAAAATCTGGTTCAAAACCTATAAAAGATTCAGGTGGTCACTATCAAAGTTATTCAACTGTTACAACAAGTAGTGGTATACCATTTAAAGGTTCAATAATGCCAAGTGGTGAATTATTTGATATTGGTTTTACTAATCAATCATCAGCAAGTCTATCAGGTTATTGGAATATTGATAATGTTGCATCAGCTAGTTCTTTAGTTATTTCCAATGCTATAAATAGTTCTGGAACAACAAATGGTAATGCTACATTAGTATCGGGTGTTACTGCTTCAGCTGGTGTACAAGTTCATAATAGACAATATGGTTCATCATATTTTTTTACAAGTGAAAGTAGTGCTAGAGTTGCATTTGAAACTGCAACAAATTATAATTTTAATAGAGATAATAATTTTTCATTATCCATATGGGCAAAAAGATTTCATAAAAATACAGGTTCAGCAGACTCATCAGATGGTAATGTACAAGCAATTTTTACTAGAGGTGGTGGAAATCAATCATATGGAATAGATTATTATTTCCCTGCTAATCAGATTAGAGCTGGTGTGAGAGGTAATGCTTCACAATTTAATGCTACATTTAATACAACAGATGATTTGTTAAAATGGAATCATATTGTATTTACATATACAAGTGGTTCATCAACTGGTATAAAACTTTATGTTAATGGTGAACTAAAAAGTAGTACAACTACAACAGGTGCTAGTTATCAGATAACTGGTTCTAGTCATTTTTCACATTCAGCCGCTGCAGCAGAACCTGAGTTGTTAAGTATAGGTGCTAATGATACATTGGGTGGAACATCAAGGTATTATAATGGATTCTTACAGTATCCAAGAGTTTATAATAGAGCTATACCTGCGGATGAGGTTAAACAATTATATTTAACACCTGATGGAAAAACTGAAACAAGAATTACAGATGTAAAAGTAACATTTAAAAATCCAACTAATGCTAAACCATTTAGTGACCTTTATCATACAAGTTCTGCGGAATGGACAAATTGGTATAATGGAATGTATGATTCAGCTTCATCTTTTGATACTGATAATATACATAGTTTAGAAAATAATCTACCTCTTTACATTCAAGAAAGTTCTGAATACAATGATTTAAAAGATTTCTTATCATTACAAGGTGAACAATATGATGTAATTAGAAACCATATTGATTCTGTAGGAACATTAAATGATAGAGGATATAAAGAAACAGATTCTCCACCATCAAATACTTATCCAATGTTATTAGAAAATCTTGGGTATCAAGCAATAAATCCATTTAGTGGAAGTTTAACAGATTCATTAGCAAACTATTTAAATGGTGTTACTTCAATTGATGATATAAAAAATAATACTTGGAGAAAAACACTTAATAATTTAATATACATTTACAAATCAAAAGGAACACTAAATTCTGTTAGAGGATTATTAAATGTCTATGGTTATCCACCTGACATAATTAATTTACAAGAGTTTGGTGGAAGTCAAGGTGAAGATTTAATCAAAGATTCAATTCCATCATCTAATAATCAAAATGATACTGATTTAATTAATCAAACTGGTGGTACTAACTTCAAAAGTTCAGATAAGAAACTATCAAGATATACATTTCAAAATAATTCTGAAAGAGTTTTTAATCTTGATTGGTATATGGATAGTGCAAATATTAATTCAATTGAATTTGTTTACAAACATCAAAATACAACCAATGTACAAACAATATTAAAATCAAGTGGTAGTAAAGCAGAAAACCTTTGGGATTTAAGATTAGTACCAAGTGCAGATGGTTTAAGTTCATCATTTGCATTTAGATTAAATAATTCAAAAACAGGTTCTTTAGCTATAGCTACTAATGCTCTTTCAATGTCAACTGCATATTCAAGAATATCTGATGGTCAATTATGGAATGTAATGTTACAAAGAATGACTTCAAGTACTTCAACAAACATTACAAATGAATATAGATTACATAGTTCATTACAAAATGATAAATCTATTGAAACATATAATTATGTAACAATGTCTGTAAGTGGTGGATTATCTATTGACAATAATAATCTTGCAAATCAAAACTTTATAGGTAGTGGTTCAAGACATGCATTATCATCATCTAACTTAGTAGTTGGTGAGACAGTTACTGGTTCATTAGCTGAAATAAAAGCATGGAATAGTCCATTAAGTAAATCTAAATTTAGATTACATACTCTTAATAAATTTTCAGTTGTTGGTAATACAATAAACTCACATGAAAAAGAATTAGTTTATCATTTTAGATTAAATGAAAATTTTTCAACTTCATCAATTTCAGCTTCAAATCAATTTTTAACAATATCTGATTCGTCTCCAAAGACAACTTTATCAACAGATTATTCATTTCAAAAAACTGGTAGTTTATTTGCTAATAAATCAGTTTATGGATTTGACTTAATAAAACAAGTTACAATTGGTTTAAAAAACGATAATCAAGATATTCAAAATGATAGTAAAATAATCATAAGTCCAAAATTTAGAAGTTTAGGAAATTTAAATCCTACACAAAAATCAACATTAGAATCAAAAAATAGTACTTTAAAAAATTCAGTTAAAATAGAATTAGATAAATCATTAACAAATACTATAAATGAACATATTTTAAATAGAGTTGATAACTTCGATTTTCAAAAATTATATGGTGATCCAAAGTATTATTTTTCTTCATCATATATTGAACTTGATAATTTAAGGGAAGACTTTTTTAAAGCTTTTCCAATACAAGTTGATATTAATAAATTTATAAAAGCTAATGAGAGTATTTCAAATCATTCTTTATCAGAAGGATTAAAAACATTAGTACCAGCTCGTTCAACATTTAGTGATAAAAATAGTGGATTTGGTGTAACTATAAAACCAACTATATTTGAAAGAAATAAATATCAACATAAAAAACACTCAGTTGAAACAAATCCAAATACAGCAACAGGAAGTATTGTCTTTGTTAAAAATACAGAATATAAACAACAATCATTTACTTCTAATGTTGAATTACCATATAGTCAATCAATTAGTATAGGTAATGCTTATTCTGCTAATAGAGACTACATTCACTCACCAGCTTTACAACCAGATGGTGTAACTGGTTCTATTGAATATCCAAAGTCAGGTTCTTCAGTATCTGTGAATGAAAATATTTTATTTGAAAGTACTAAAATAATTTTCCCTTATTCAGGTTCAATAAGTATGGGCAATACTTATATAACTGAAAGTGCTGAAAATGCTTATGTAACACCTCACTTTTTACAATTTGGTGGAATTACATCTTCTATTGTATTTCCATATTCAGGATCTATTAATTACATTCCAACACATTACAATAAATCATTTGTGAATATACACGATAGTTGGGGAACAGGTGTTGATAAAACACACTTTATAAATTTTGCTGGTGGTACTGGTTCAAATAATAATTACAATGTTGGACATATTGATACAAGAAATGTATTTCATATGATTGGAGATAATGAATATTATTCTTCATCATTTGGTAAAGCAAGTGATTTTAGTGATGAGGATAGATTTTATAATAGAACACAAATAACTGAAAATTTAAAAAGAGGTGTAGAGTATAATTCTTTAATTGGTGGAACTCCAGGAACACAAACTGGAAGAATGATGGGTAAAACAAGATATTTTCTTACTGGTTCAGATGGAACTATATTAAGTTTACCATCAAATCATGTAACAAAATTTAGTCAACCATTTAAAGAACAGATGTATAAAGGAACGCAATACACTAGTAAAGGATTTTTTCCAAAAACATCTACAGAAGATAAAGATGTAGATCACTCAACATCTTCATTTTATAGTGTTACGGTAACTGGTGGTGAAAGACAAATTATAGTAAAAGAAGGTGGAGCACCAACTTTAGGTACAGATGGTAAGATTACATATAATTAAAGTAATTAAAAAACACTCTATTTTTTTAAATTACTAATATTTATATATGAATTAAAGTATTAATTATTTCAAAGCAGGAGAAAATAATATGGGATATTTAGATAACGCATCAATTACAGTGGATGCAGTTTTAACAAAAAAAGGTAGAGAAATTCTAAAAGATGGGGGAGCTTTAAACATTAGTTCTTTTACTCTTTCCGATGTAGGTGTCGATTACACATTATGGAATACATCTCATCCAAGTGGTTCAGCTAAATATGGTGAAGCCATTGAAAATTTACCACAATTAGAAGCTAGTGTTCATGCAGAATATAATGTAAGGAATAGATTAATTAGTTTGGGGCAAAATTCTCTAGCCATACCTGCTTTACAAATTGATTCTGGAGTAGATGCAAAAAATGGTAGTGTTAAAACATTTAATGATGGTGAACAATCAACAGGCACAATCGTTCTTAGATTAGTTGGGTTTGATGGAAGTAATCAAGGTGTAACTATGATAATTCAAAAACCAAGTGTACTTGGATTGTCAGAGGGTGGAACATTAGATATGGGATTAAGTGGAACAGCGATGAAAAGAAACTTTTTGTCAACTGAAGAAATTCCACAAGCAGAAGCTTATAATTTAACAAATACAAAAAAAGTTGGAACTGACCAAGTAACTACTTTAGTTGTTACACCAAAACCACAAACTAAAAAAGGACAAACAACAAATATTATATTTATAGATAATGAAACTGGATCTCAAAGAATAATGAGCGTAACTAACAATGTGGTAAATCCAATATCAAGTATCATACAAAATCCAACACAATAATGAATTAGGAGATTAATAAAATGGCTATAGCGGGAACAAATATAAAATTAGATAATTCGGAAGGAATGGATAAGATAACAAGTATAGAAAAAGTTACTTCACCTTATCATTCGGATGGTACAGAAACATTATTAGCAGCTAGTATAGTTTCTACATCTTTATCAGATACAAATGAAAATTATTTTTTCGGAATATCTAATAGTGCTACAGCAACAACTACAGAGTGGAATGTTGCATTTGGTAGTACTAATGGATTTGGTTCATTAATTGAAGCAAATACAAAAGCTGAAACAGAAGCTATTTATAAACAATATGCAAGTATACTTCTGGCTCCTACAGAAGTTACTGGTGGATTTTTTATATCAAGAAACACAAGTACAGCTACTGTTCCCTCAAATGCAAAAGTTTCAAGTGGTAAAGACCAAGAAATATTTGTTCTTTCTGCTAGAAGAACTAATATGAAAGACAGAATTAACAAAGGAACTTGGACTGTTGCATTAAGTGGTTCATCAACAGCTGATGCTAAATTAGGAGTATCACTACTTGAATTGACTGATGATAGTGTAAATGGAACACCAACTGCAACTCCTGTTGGTGATAGATATAATATTGTTAGTGGTTCAGCTGGAACTGTTATAAATGCAGCTACTGATAGAACATATGGTTTCTTCTATCCTGATATGGGAATTATGGTATTCAGTGCAGCTGAGTTATCAAGTTCAATTCCAGGAAAAGGTGCTAATAAAGCTGAAACTGTTATTTTTGATAAAGCAGAACATAAAGGATTTGGTTTCTCAAGTGATACTAATGCAAATGAAAAAACAGCATTGAGGCTTGTAAATTGTTTACAACCTGTTGGTGCTAAACTTTCATTTAGAGATGAAGAAGACCAAGTAAGTGCTCAATATTTTTGTAGAGTTAGAAGTGGACAAGCAAACTTTTCAAACAATCCAACATTTGTAAGTGGTTCAGAAAATAAATTAAGAGTTGAAAAAATGAGAGGTAATCCAAATACATTCATTACATCTGTTCAATTATATAATGATAATCAAGAGATGGTTGCTGTAGCTAACTTATCAACACCATTGAAAAAGAATTTTAGTTCTGAAGCAACCATTAAAGTTAAGTTAACTTATTAATGATATGTTATGTTTGTATTTAAAGATATTAATAAAACATCAACTGTCATCCAACAGAATGTAGTAAACTATACACAAAATTTATCAGCATCCGCAGATGGAATAAATTCAATAAAAATTGTATCAGGTTCTACTAATGTAAAATATTGGAACTCTCTCAATGTTTTATTCTATACAAGTGGTTCACCAAGATATTCTGAAGAATCACTTAAATATGCATCATCAGATACAAACTTATCAATTCAAAATATTGGTAAAAAACAATTTTTATCTAAATATCATGGTTATCCAAACAGTACTTTAATAATAATTCCCTCACAATATTATGGTGAAAAAATTGAAGAAAATACTTTTCAAATTAAAGATTTAAATAACACAAGTAATGGTGGTGATAATCCAATAATAAAAGATGATGGAGCTGGTAATTTATATGCAACAAATGCTCATCACTCACAAAGTACAACAAATGCTTCATCATCAGATAATTATGTTGGTAACATATTTTATGATAAGGGACTAGCAATAATTACAGAAACTGGTTCTTGGAGTGGTAGTGTGAAGTATTCAGATTTGGGTACAAATTATAATTTAAAGTTTGATTCACATAATACAATAACTACTTATGAATATAATTTAACAATACAACCTAATGAATATAATTATTCTACAAATTATAGTTTAAGAAGTCCAATAAGTGGTTCACTTAATCTTGGTACAAAATATTTATCAACAATAGCTACTGGTAGTGATTTTAGTCCATATATTACAACATTAAATTTATACAATGAAGATGATTTATTTAATCCTGTTATTCAAGCTAAACTTCCAAAACCAATAAGAAAAAGTAAAAAAATAACAACAACATTCAAAGTAAGAATAGATATATAAGGAAATAAATGGTTACATTAGGATTAGATGCATCAACGACTTGTGTCGGATATGCATTCACACAAGATAAGAAGATTCTCGATATGGGATTCATCGACATCAAAAAAGAAAAAACACCCAAAGATAAAGTTCAAAAAGTGCTTGAATTTCTCAATAATATTTCGTATATTGATGATGTAAATGATATTAACATTGAAGACAATCTATCAGGATTTGCTGGTGGAAGAACTTCACAACAAGTTATTATTAAATTAGCAAAGTTTAACGCAATACTTTGTTTTATGTTAGAGAACTTTGATTTTAAGGTTCATAGTATAAATCCAATGACTGCTAGAAAAAATGTATTTGGAAAAGCTAGAGTCAAAGGTAAAAAAGCAAAACAATTTGTACAAGAGGAAATAGAAAAAATGTACAATACCAAGAAATGGTGTAAAAAAACTACACGAGGAAATTGGGACAAAAGGAATATCGATATGTATGATGGATTGGTTATGTCACTTTTTGAAAAAAAAGCTTGACTTTAATACTAAATCTTTCGTATATTGTATCAAATGTATAAATACGAATTAGTC